AATAGCAATAACGGTAGTTGTTGCAATAGGAGCGGCATCCGCGTTCGCGTATGTGTTTGAATACAATTACATGAAGTCGTTTGTGGTGGCAATGCTAATACAAATAGTAGGTTTTTATTTGTGGAACAGTTTGTTGCAGATGATAATAAAATTCCGGATGGAACGTGAACAAACAATACGTATACAACAATACAATGAACAGGGAATGGAGATTAAATGTGCACATTGTAATTCATTGAACTTCATACCTATCAAAGTGAACGAGGACAATCAATTCACTTGTATACAATGTGCTAAGGATAATTCGGTGTACATCGACGTGACGGTGGCACCAAAAACCGATGTGTCAGATCGAGACAATAAATCCATATCAACATACATTAAGGAGAAGGCTGATGCAGCAAGAAAACTCGACAAATAACACTGGCCTGGACGGTATGATCGAGAACCGATCAAACACCGCTCCAAGCGCAACAAAACAACCACTCAAAGTAACGTATTCGAATCTTAAAATGTGTGTTGATCAGTTTTTTGATGACACAGGATATCAAACAAGAGAAGCTTACAAGCGAGGGTACACATGTAGTGTTGGTGAGGACTTCACTAATGTTGATATGTTGTGCAATTTGTATGATCTAGTGTATAATCATATCACAACAGAACATGACAACACATTAACCAAAACAGACAAGAAAAATTTGAAAATGATCAACGAGGGTATAAAAAACATAACACAAGGAATGTCGCAGTTCAATGACAAGCAACTTGATAGTGTGTTAATTTCAACCCTGATAGGATATTTACTAAAAATCACAAGAAACTACTTTCATGATTGATATAAAAAAACACAAGGAAACCAATAGAACGCTCAAAAGCCCTAGAGGCAATGAATATGTAATGTCTGAATATGAGATATGCAGATGGATGTCACTTATCGAAGCAGTAGATATTATAGACACCAAATCCAAGCAGTTGAAATTATCTGAGAAAGAGCTAAACTGGGTGAAACCAATAGCAATACAGAAGTATATAGACGAACGTACAGAGAGCATGTTGTTCGAAGTGCAAAACGACTTGGCAGCTGAGGAATTATGCATTATATCGCCGGAACAGAAATAATAATCGAACAAACCAAGCGTGATGTAATCCGCCCCGGTATGTCCAGTTCACAGATAAAGAATCTGAATCGTTCAAGTCAACCTAAAGAGTGTGAAAATTTTCAACCCGGGGTCAAATACACGTTGACCAGAATATATAAAAAAGACGAAGATGTTATCTATAAATTTGCAGGTACAGGAGGCGATGTGGTAGAAGTTCCATTCGCTTCAATAACACTAGCAGAGAGATTTATATCTAACGTGCGTGGCGATCAACTCACCCAGGTGAAACCTAGAGAGCGTACAGATTAACCATCTGTGTAACCACCATATATATCATCATAATCACCATACACACTGTAATCAAAAATGTTTCGACCTTCCCGGTCAACATCATTGAAGTATAACGCGTCATCCTCTAGTTCTTCATCACCGCTCAATCCTCCATGATATGTATCATCGGTAAGCTGTTGCAGTTCACCCTCCTTGTCAATGCCTTGCTCGTAACTGTAATCGTAACGCTTGCCCTTGATCAACCACACATAATGACCTAACAGCGGATTCATCTGCTCTACATCTTGGTCTAGCCTGTCTGTTATTTCAAATTTCTTCCCGGTTCTGCCACCTGGCCTTGAACTACCAAACTCAGTCAACTCTATAACATCACCAGCTTTTGGCTCTGGGTTTGGATTATCTGCTGAACTCATAGCGAGTGTGTAACTTTCGATAGGAATAAACCCGGTGAGTTCATCATCAGCTACCAACCCAAACTTCTGCAAAACAACACTGTTTTCATTGAGTGTAAGCGCGAATACAAGTTTTTTAGGATCCAGAAACGTTTGAGATGGGTTTTCACCATACAGAGGATCCATATTATCTAGATTGGTACCGTTGATATAATAATCAATCACAGTACCGTATTGATATATTTGCTCCAACCACCAACCTTTGTAATTGTCTCTTTCGTTACAGTTTACTTGTTTGTCTAGGAATCTCAACCCAGAGTTGAACTTGAATATATCATCTATCTCACTCATTGCTTCTTAAGACAAAAACACCCTTTCATCTCATCCCACATCGCAACAACACCATCGAACAGTGATTTGGGTTTATCTTTTGGAATGTCATTTAAATTGTAGTTGTCAAAAATGTATTTCAAATCAGGTTTACTCAACACCTGCATGTTGCTAGTACCATTACGTATAGCTTCTATCTTGGTGTTTAGTTCACCACTATATCTAGGCCTTTTCTTGTTACCGTCTTTATCCGTACCCTGTTCACGTTGCTTGTACCTCTTCGCGATAATGTTCGGGTGAGTGTCATTCATCCCAGGCATTGGAGCTCGATGCCATGGTTGTTTGGCTTTGTCTGCTTTGCCGCTTTGTAGCTCTTGAAACTCATGCAAGAGCTGATTGAATCTTTCTTCGAATAACGCCATCGTTATTATTTATAAAAAAACCGCTCAGTTGCCCGAGCGGTTTTTAAGATGGGGGAAATTTTTTAAATTAATTACCTGGAGCTTTGGTCTTTGGATTGTTGACCTTGTTGCTTCCACTTCCAGTGTTTCCAGCGTCTTTGTGTTGACGATCACCATGTCCACCTAATGGTTTGGGTGTAGGGTCTTCATCAATTTTGCCGGTATCAGCATGTCCAGCATCTGGCGCGGCTGCTCCAGCGACTTTGTTGCTTCCACTTCCAGTGTTTCCAGCGTCTTTGTGTTGACGATCACCATGTCCACCTAAAGCTTTTGGCTCTGGTTGACTGACAACAGCATCACCTAACATTTCGTCGTCCATTTCATCACCTTCTTCGCCTCCGAAATCATCCATTTCATCAGATTCTTCTTCTCCGAGTTGTGCTTTAAGGGCGTCGCAAAGCTGTTCAGCTAAGTCACGTGGTAGATTTAGTGTTATCTCATCACCACCGAGATCTAACTCTTCATCACCACCGATATCATCTCCTCCGAGATCGTTATCCATGCTGTCTAGATCAGCGAAAGGATCTTCACCTTCCATAATGGTTGAGTATAATTTGTCAAAGATATTTTTAGGTTCGTCGCTCATATGTTCGGAATTATTTATTTTACTCTTGTCACTTTTCCCGTGTTTTTCCCAGTTTTCTTTCAAACGTTCACTAATCTTTTTGAGATACAGCTCATTATCACCATCTGATCCCTCAGGAGTGATGGCTTTTCCACCGGTGACACACTCACTGTCTGGTGTGGAGCAAGGCTCTTCCGGTACTGTTTTGTGTGCCATGGGTGAGTCACCTAAAGCTTCTGGACAATCACCGGATTTCCAAACTTTATTATCTTCATTTTCGAGCAGTACGTCATACGCTTTGCTTATATCGTGTATATCTTTAGAATTGTTCACATAAATACTTATATAATAATGACAACTAATCAAAGAAAACCGGAAGAAACTGTTGATATAGATCCAAAACACATGTATCTAGGCAACAAGAACTTGCCAACAGACAAGGCTGAGTTCAAGTGGACACCTAAAATGATCCGGGATTTAAAGAAAGCGGGTCAAAATCTATTATATTTCGCTGAGAATTTTTTCACTATAATCAATTTAGACAGAGGTAGAGAGAAGATACGATTACATAAATGTCAGAAACGGGTGTTACGTGCTTTAAGAGACAATCGGTTCAACATTGTGTTAGCTAGCCGACAAGTGGGAAAAACCACAATGATGACAATATACACATTATGGGTCGCATGCTTCAGCGAGGATCAACGTATACTGGTCGTGGCCAACAAAGAGCAAACCGCCATAAACATATTCAAAAGAATTCGATTGGCGTACGAACAATTACCCAACTGGATCAAACCTGGTGTCATAGAGTATGGAAAGACCTCCATGGTGTTGAGCAATGGAAGTAGCATAGGCATATCCACCACCAGTAGTGATGCAGGTCGTGGTGATAGTTGTAATTGTTTGGTTTTGGATGAGCTCGCGTTCATTGACAATCATCTGGTTGAGAGTTTTTGGAAATCGGTGTACCCTATAATCAGTAGCAGTAAGAAGAGTAAGATCTTCATAGCCAGCACACCTAACGGTACTGGTAACTTGTTTCATGATTTGTACTCTAATGCTATAAAGGGCAAGAACAACTGGTTCGCAAGCAGGATAGACTGGTGGGAAATGCCTGGGCGTGATGAAAAATGGAAACAAGACACCATACAATCATTAGGCAGCACCGAGATATTTGATCAAGAATTTGGATGCCAATTCATAGAGACAGGTGAGAGTGTTATTGATGAGCAACTGGTCAAAAAATGCATGTTGACGTTAACTGACCCGGTGCATGTGTTTGATGATGGTGACTACAACGTGTGGAAACTACCAGATGAATCGAGAACATATTGTGTGGGTGTGGATGTTGCTGAAGGAGTAGGAGAAGCCGCAACATGTATACAGGTTCTTGACATAACAGATTTAACTGAAATTGAACAAGTTGCAGTTTTTCATAGCAACACAATAAGCCCTTACAATTTAACACCAAAATTGTTGGAAATATTGCAACAATGGGGCAGTCCACCAGCGCTGATCGAGAGAAACAACTGTGGTGCACAAGTGGTTGACACGTTGGTCAATGTGTATGGTTACGAGAATGTGGTAAACTACACACCAAGTAAAAATCAACCAATAGAACGACCAGGAGTTATAGCACACACAAACACCAAATACAAAGGTGTGGTAAACATGAAATATTGGTTGAGTGAGGTCAGAGCTGTCGTGTTACGAGACAGTCCAACTCTAGACGAGCTCAAAACATTTGTTAGATACCCTAACGGTACATGGAAAGCGATCAAAGGTACAAACGTGCATGATGACCGGGTGATGAGCTTGATCTGGGCGTTGATGATGCTGGAAAATTCCATCACTGAACAGTATTTTGAAATAGTGGAAGTGGACAAAGCGAACAAGCCGGCGATCTTGTCACGATTGGACTTCGGGTATCGTCAATTCAGTAACACACTATCAATGTACAATGACAAGAATGCTTCCACTGGTTCTGCGCTGCCTATATATATTGATAGCGAGACATTGGAACCAGGTGAAGATCACTTACCAGAAGAGGTGGTGGATCTACAGGAACAAGGATGGACATTTTTATGAACGATAAGATAAAACAATCAATTCTCAACAAGAGTCGCAAAGATAAATTTCTATTCACTCTGACCTTACCCGAGGCCATGCGTGACATCTCATATTCAAAAACAGAAAACAGAGACGATGATCATGTGATACCAGACACATTACAATACAGTGTGTATGGTGTGGTGTTGCCGGAAGTTCGAGTGGACAGTGGTGAGATAAGGTACAGTGGTCAAGCTGTCAAGTTCAGCGCCCACAGTCGTCCAGCATACAGCAACATAAAAATGAACTTCACTGTGGATAATCGTTTCAACAACTATTGGGTGGTGTGGAAGTGGCTGGACATACTGAACGATGATAGAGACGCTATATTTTACAGTCGGAATCCTAATTACATTAAAAACAGTAGTGACAACTCCATATTCAAGAAATACCAAGGCACTGGCACTATACATGTGTTAGATGAGTACAATCAACCCACAGTGAAGTTCGATTATTTCGGTTTGCTACCAGTGGCAGTAGGTAACATCGACTACAACTACAGATCGACTGACACCATTGACACCACATTTGAATTTTCTTTTTCGAAGCTCACCCCAAATTTGTTGTAAAAAACTCCCAAAAGCGTCGCTGAGATCAATAAATAATTTCAGATATGGCTAGAACAATACAATCTCCTGGAATAGAAATTAAAGAAGTTGATCTTTCTTTGCGACCTGAACTACCAACCGGCACAACCGTGTTCATACCTGGATTTGCGAATCAAGGACCAACAGATGAAATTTTAACGTTGAGCAGTCTCAGTGAATTTGAGACAGTTTACGGTTTACCACAAAATGCTGCTGAGCGATACATGTATCACACAGTCAAAGCGGCATTCCAAAGCCCTGCTAACGTCACAGTGAGCAGAGTGCCATACGGGCAAGGAGCTGGTACCACAGTTGCTGACAAATACAGCTTGTTGGTTTATCCAGTGATACCCAGACCCATCATGGTTGATGCGTTGGGTGGTTCATACAAGCTTAACACAGTAGCTGAAGACACAAGAATCATCGCATGGCATCCAAAAGATTCAGATGCAGTTGATGAGTCTGGTGATTATGTTGTTGTTCAATCAGCCAGTGGTTACCTCAACGACAGTGTCGCAGGAT